GGGTAAACCACGTTGTTGTCGTCACTGAGGTTGTCTTTATAGATGGCAAACTTCTTTGCCTCATGCTGATAGTAATCAAATGATAAATGGTTCATCGATTAGTACTCCTTCTAAAACTTGGTTCTTGCTCAAAAATTGCCCTTGGGTCGTCTAAAAAGACTTGCTCTAATGGATCTATTTCAGTGATGGGGTTCTTCTTCATTTCCACATATATCTCACGAATACTTGTAGAGTTTGATTGCCGGTGTCCACGGCAGTCGCTGCAGATCTTTGGTTCTGTTCTAAGGTGCCTAACCTTCTTAAGAGCATCACCACATTCATAACAATTCTCATAGGCATTACGTTGCAAAACGTCTTGCATTCTTCTCTCCTTAAGTTATTGATATATATAGTTATTTTAGTTGAAATCCTGGTTGTTTTCAGGATATTTAGAATATTTCTGACTGAGGTAATAACCGTCCTGTGTCTCTGTCGTAGGAGACACCACCGGCATGACCTACCTCACCGGTGAACCTGTTTTTAAGTACATGTATAAACCGGCTATCACCGTCACTGTCTTCAGGGTCAACCTGTAAGCTCAGGCATATGTCAGATAGTTGAGCTATGGCATGTGATCCTCTAAGCTGACCAAGTCTAACCTTAGCTCCATCCTCGTGGCCTTTGTCACCTTCAGGTCGTCTCAGGTGAGACACAAGTATAAGACCTATGTCTAACTCCTGAACTAATGTCCTGAGCTTAGTCATGGCACGGTCAATCATCTTACGTTCATCACCACCATCCATTCCTGAGATCATGATTGATATGTGGTCGAGGATAACCCACTTGATGTCTAAAGCCTTAGACATGTACTGGATCCTTGAACAAATGAGTTCAACGTCTGAGGAACCAAAGTGGTCATATAGAAACACCTCGGCCTTATCCTTAACCATAGATTCATAGGCATCGTTAACCTCTTCTTGGTTAGCCATGGATCTATCGACAGTTATGTTCTTGGACATATGGATACCGACTAAACCAAGCATGGTTCTTCGGTTGCTTTCCTCAAGCATAATCATGCCAATCTTCTCACCACTTTGGTGAAGGCTATAGGCAATCTCACGAACTAAAGTTGACTTACCGATACCACTACCTGCACAGACCGTGACAAGCTCAGAAGTCCTAAGACCCTTAGTTATGTCGTTAAGCCGAGGGTAGGGGTAGCTAACCAAGGACTGCTCATCTTCTTTAAGCATCTCTGACTTCAGGTCATGAGAACCTATGATACCATCAGGCCTGAATGAACGAGCCTGAAAGATAGCCGTAATGATCTCATTGGCCTTACCCTTCATAAGGCATTCGTTGGCATCCTTATAGGGTAAGTTGGCTATCTTAGCTCTACCAACCGGTAACAACTCAGCTACGATGTGAACTGCTTTTTGACCTGCATCATCCATATCGAACATAAGGATTATCTCGTCAAAGCCGAGTATATAATCCCAGTTCTTTTTGATGCTATTGGCTGCCGAGGCTGCACCGGTTGGTAAACTGACAGTTGCCCACTTATGACCTTGAACCTGAGAGATAGTCATTGCATCTATTTCGCCTTCAGCAATAACCAACTTCTTTCCGGTAGACCATAAGTGAGAACCATATAACGTCATCTTAGATGCATCACCTATGATGGTAAAATTCTTATCCTTGTCTCTAACCTTTTGAGCTACAGCTTTACCGTTCTTATCCCTATAGACGGCAAGCTCTAAGTCTTTATGTATTAGATAACCAAACTTTCTGCAGGTCTCCTCATTTAATCCTCTATGTTTGAGGCTTTTAATTTCACCCTTGAGTAATTCTTTTTTGAAGGTATTACTTTTTGGCTGTATTGTTTTGAGGTCAACCTTTTTGAGTGTGGGTTGGGTGGTTTTATTACACGAGTAACAGTGTGTGTGTCCGTCATCGTAAACTCCTAAGGCATCGGAGGAACCACAGTCTTCACATGGTTCCTTCCTCAGCTCTATTGATTTATGTGCCTCCAATATTATCTCCTTTAGATTAAGTCACCATGCATTCCCATCTGAGGTGGGTAGCCTTCCTTAAGCCACTCCTCAGGGATGGAACGATGGGCAAACATAAAGCCATTGGCTCTACAAAAGTCTGCATATGAAGTTTTTGAACCTTTGTAGATCTTTGAGTTTGCATTGCTAAAAACAAACCTGATGTCTAACTCAGGGTGCTGTTGTTTAATCAATAGATGTTTCTGTCTATCGGCAGTAACAAAGCGACCCTTCGTTTCGACATAAAAAAAGCCACCAATCTTAGGTAGCTTAAAGTCAGGAGTGTATGTACTTGTACGAGGTGGGTGGGTGTATTTGATCTTGTCAGTTTCATAGTAAACCTTTAACTCGGCCTTACTAATCTGTTTGCTAACTTTATCTTCTAACCCTGACCTATAACCTCTGATTAAAGCACCTCTAGAAATTATACGAGTTGGCACCAGTCTCAGGCTCCTCATCAGTTGATCCAAAGTCTTGATCTTCGTCAGCCACAAAGCCATCTTCCTCGGCCTCAAAGCCATCCATTCCTGCACCTACTTGACTTACTGGTTCAATGATTTGAACTTTAGTCAGTCTCAGTGAAATGCCATTGTTCCCAGTCACTGTGTAAGGACTGATAACACCACCTATCTTAATAATAGATCCACCATAAAGAGGAGGAGGGTTAGTAACTACCTGACCTTTACTATCGAAGAACTTAGGTTGAAACTTAGACTTACTGATGATTGACATCATTCCAGTTTCCTCATCAATCTTAAAGGGCATCCTAGCTCCAGTGGCCTTAGCACCAAACTCATCCTTAGCTATTTGAGTGAGTTGATCTACTAAACTTTTAGCTTGGTCTTTAGGAACTAATAGATTTGTTTTAAACACACCGTCAGAATCAAACTGGGTGTCTGCTTTATTTAACCATGGGTATTGAGCAGTTCCCTTATGTGTCACGAAGTTTTGTCTTTTGTCTGCCATTTGCAGTCTCCTTGTTGTTGGTTGTTGTTATTTGAAATTCAGAAACATCTATACCGAGTTGCTCTGCCTCTTTTAAAACGTGCTTGGGTATCTCTTGGCCTTTTTCATGGCAAAGATAAGCGATCCCAAGCACCCTTTCTCGTGGGTGCATGAGTTAACCTTTCTTAATTTTGGTTTAGTAGTTTCTCAATGGGTGGACAGTATTCACTAACAGAAGCAATATCGACTGTCTTTTATGTCAGTTAAAACAAGTTTGCCCTTCTTGGGAATTGAGGGTAGGTCTACCTTAGAGGCATCCTCAAACTGTTTTATGTTGTGGTTTAAAACCGTCTGATAAAGGCAAAAGTTATCATAAATCTCAATGAACGAACTTCTGATGATTTCATACAGCTTTTGAGTGTCTGCAGCAGTGGTTGCAAAACTGTCATGGATCAAGAAATAATCTTGGATATTCTTCTGTAATCCATTTAAAACAGTTAGCAGTAAGTGAGCTGCATCCATTGAGTGGATCACATTGGGTGATACTGCTGAGGCTGACTTAGCTTTGTCTACAGTCCTAAGTGGTTTATCTCGTAGTGATATTTGACTACGGATATTCTTAAACAAGGTTCTATCGTATAGGTAAACCTTGATCTCCTTAGTGGTAAACTTTGTGTAACTTTGTACAACAGGAAAACCAACAGGTGTTGTCCACTTCATGTGCTTGTTTTCATGAGCCAATAGTCTAGCTAAAGTCTTGAAGAACTTCATACCTTCAGAGGCACCAGTAATAACTTGATTGACTGCCTTCCAATTAGCCTTAGCTAGGAAGTTAGCTGCAGTAAATCCTTGATCGTCACCGAATGGGTGTTGGTCATATTTACCTGCAAGTACATCGTCAGCTAAAGGTCTCATAGTGTCTTCTATGATTTGATCTTTAAATCCATAGACCTCACTAGAGTAACCAAAAGTCATGACGTTACGTTTGACTAACTTACGGTTAATACCAAACTTTAGCCATTCTCTTGCCATCGTGTCATCACTAGCTGCAAACTCTTTAGCTACAGCATCGGCAACTTCTTGGTAAACATCTTGAGGTATAGAGTTAGGAACTAGGTTAACTAGTGATCCATCCTTTTCTTGAAGTGATGCTGCTGAGTAATGTTGTATGCCTGAGTTACTACCGTCTAAAGATATTGGCAGTCCACTGGTGGATCCTTCACCTTCAATTAGATACTTAAAGTAAGCCTGACATGCAGCTAGAAAACAAAAGGGTTTATCTGCTTTAGACCAATAGTCATATGTAGACTCGTAATCCTGAGCTACCTCAATAATCTTCTCAGCATTCTCTGTAACCCACTTGATTCTATCAATCATGGGTTTCTTAGATACTTTATCAAAGTCACCAGTGTTGGCTACTTGTACGGCTATCCAATAGAAGGCCTGTTCATCAACCTTCTTTTCATTAGCAAACTCAAACATAGCTTTTATATGTTCGTCACGGTGGTGTGAAAAGTGAGGTATCGGATAGATACGTCCACGGTGACAGAAGTTATGGGGTAGATAGAATTGCTCATACTCCATAAGCTCCTTAGCAACTCTTAAGTCTTGAACCATGACAGACCTTTGACCGTCAATCTGTCTGTTTTTAACGACAATATTCTTATTCTTGATCCTGATCCCTTTTTTCTCTACGTCAGTCAGACTATTAAAGTCGTCAACCTTATCAGGTGTTTCGATATAAGCTCTAGTCGGAAACTTACCCATTGATTTATCATTAGACCAACACCACTCCACTGCCTCAACTATAGTTTTATTGAGTTTCATAGGAGTCCTCTGCACGGCATTAAGTGCATCAATACTAGGTTGTATCGAACCGTCCTCAAACCCTTGCTCTATGGCTCTTATATGGGCATCAGGAACGTATCCTTTGACTAGTTTTACCTGCTGAGAAAGTGCCTCATCTAGATAGCAACCGGTATCAAAAGAAGTCCAGTCTTTTGGTCTAATTGTCATAGGTGCAAACAATGGACTTGACCAACTTTCATCGAAGTCTAGCTCAGACAATCTTAAGGATGCCTCAGGTAACAAACCTATCTTCTTAAGTGTCTTGTTCTTCAAAGTTGTTTGCCATACGTCAAAGATACCTGAGACCCTGAGTATCGAATTGAGAATAGGTGTACCGACAATAACCCTAAGCTTATCATCCCATTTATCATACTCAAAACCTGCTTTAGCAGCTATAGACTTAGCAGCTTTTATCCTATGACGTTCACTTGAGTGATCTTGAGTGACTTTAGTCTCAATTCTATTAGCTAACTTCTTGTTAAACTCTTTTAACTTTATGTTAAATACTTCCATCTCAATCTTCTGACCTATAGTTGAGACTGCTCTAGTAAGTGTTTGATTTCGACCTACTGCATCAAACATCGACACAAGACCGACATATGAGATAATATCGACATCAACATCCAGTAAATGCTTAAGCCAACTTGTAGGTTGACCTACACCTTTATTCTTTGATTCATCTATAGTTTTCTTAAGATCCTTAGCTACTAAAGATTGAACTTCAGATATAAGTTTCTGAGGATTATTTTGTATTGAAGTGGTTGTTATCTTCTCTGATCTTTTGACATGGCGATCACGGCCTTCAGTGATCATCTGTCTTTCTCTTTGTAATTCTCTTATTGTACTCAAGTTATTCTCCTTTTCACCCAAAGTTCTCTAATGGGTGGACAGTATTCATTTTACTAGTGATTTACTTA